ATTAAATTCAAATACTATAACATCAAATAATATTAATAGTGGAAATATTAGTTTTACAACTGCAAATGGTACTACTTTAAAAGCTAATTCAATTAATACAAATACAGTTTCAAGTAATGTATTAATTGGTAATAATGCTACTATAGCAAATTCATTAATTGTGACAGGTAATAATGGTATAACAACACCAACAATATCAACTGTAAATTCTATTGCTAATACTACTGTTTCAAATACAGTTGTTACAAATTATATTATATCAAATAATAATAATTTTTATATATTTGGTGGTAATACAACTCTTAATACACAAGTAATTCAATTAGCAGTAGCTAATTTAACTTATTCTGCTCTATATGCTAATGTTGGAGGTATAGTAATATCACAAGCAAATGCTTATATTGGTACTAATGGTGCTGTAATTGATAAAGTTTATATTTTAAATGCTGATATAATTTATGCAAATACTATAGTAACAAATGCAGAATTTATTACTGTACAAATTGCATGTAATACAATTTATACAACAAATGCTATAGCATGTAATTCAACAATTTTTGCTGCTAATAATATTACAACAAATCAAAATGTGTATGCTCATGCATTTGTACCTACATCAGATGCTAGAATTAAAACAAATATAAATGTTATTGATCCTGCTACAGCTAAGATTTTTATTAAACAAATACAACCTAAAACATTCACATATATTTCTGATGGTAGTTCTGGTGCTGGTTATATTGCTCAAGACCTATTAGGTGCAAATTATAATTCATTTGTAAGTATACAAATGTCACCAGGTGTACCAGCATTTAGTAATATATTTAACGGACAAATGATAAATTCACCAGCGGATAATATCTATGGTGTAAATTATCAAATGGCAATACCATATATTCATGCTGCTGTTGAAGATTTATATACACAAGTTGATTATATTAATAATAAGCTAAATGATATACAAAATAGATTAGTAAATGTAGAATCATTAATAGATGTTGTTTCAGATTTAACAAATCAAATTAAAATATTACAAAATAAAGTTAGTAGCTTAGGTGTATAATGGCAGTTCCACAAAATAGAACAGATTTAGCAAATTGGTGTTTGCGTAAATTAGGTGCTCCTGTTATAACAATTAACGTCGATCCTACTCAGATCGATGATAGAATTGATGAAGCTTTACGTTTTTATCTTGACTACCATATGGATGGAACAACACATCAATATTACAAATATCAATTTCAACAAACAGATATTGATAACGGATATATTCAATTACCACCAGAAATTATTTACGTAGTTGATATATTTCCTATTACTGGTATTAATACTGTAAATAATATGTTTGATATTAGATATCAGATTATGTTAAATGATTTATATACACTAACTAATAAATCACTTGTACCTTATTATCAAGCAATGCAAGCAATTCAATTATACGAGATTTTATTAGTTGGTAAAAAGCCAATTAGATATAATCGTAATGATAATAAACTTTATATTGATATGAGTTATAGAGATTATGTTAGTGTAGGTGATTTCGTAATTGTTGATTGTTATCAACCAATTGATTTAACAACAAGTACAACAATATGGTCAGATCGTTGGCTACAACGTTATACAACAGCTTTAATTAAAGAACAATGGGCTGATAATTTATCAAAATATCAGGGTGTACAATTAGTTGGTGGTATTCAAATGAATGCTGCTAAATTAAAAGAAGATGCTATGAGTGATAAAATGCAACTTGAACAAGAGATGTTTACAAATTATCAAGCTCCTCTCGATATGATTATAGGTTAATAATTTGACAACAAATCCATATTTAAATACACTTACACCTAATTCTTTATATTTACAGGTAGGTAGTAATTCTTATTTTGCTAATTCTTTTACAGCAGCTAATGCTGAACAAGTATTATTAGATGCACTTAATACTGAAGTAATTCAAGATAAAGGTATGGATGTTTACTATATTCGTAGAAAAAATAGTAATGCATTTGATCAAATTTATGAAGAAGATCCAAATCAAACATATGTAAATACATATACTATTGAAGTTTATTTAGAAACATTTTCTGGATATGCTGGTCAAGGTGAATTCTTTTCAAAACTTGGATTAGAAGTTCGTGATGAAGTTGTTCTTGATATGAATATAAATCGCTTTAAAACCGTTATTGGTACACCTGAAAATCTACCAAGACCTCAAGAAGCAGATTTAATTTATATTCCTATTATGAAAGATATGTTTGAAATTACATTCGTTGATCATCGTAAAGTATTCTATCAGATAGGTCAACTTTATATGTATCAATTAAAACTAAAGAAATTTGAACTATCATCAGAACATTTTGCGACTGGTATTCCAGAAATTGATACATTTATGGCTAATAATTCATATGTAGTATCAAATACTTCTGTACCAGTACCTAATATTGATAGCATTACAATTAATCCAACTCTAACATCGAATATAAATAGTACAGATCTAATAGATTTCTCAGAAGAAAATCCATTCGGTGATATAGTACATTAAAGGTAATAAATGTTAGGTAATACTTTTTATAATGGTTTAATTAGAAAATATATAATTTATTTCGGCTCTTTATTTAAAGATATTTACATTGAGCGCTTAGATAGCAGTAACAATGTATATCAAACTATTGCTGTACCTTTAATTTATGCGCCAGCTAATAAATTAATTGAAAGAATTGAACAATTTAAAGATCTTTCTGAGCGTGAAATTGCTACAAAATTACCTAGAATGTCTTTTGAAATTGTTAATTTAGGTCTTGATACAGAAAGAAAATTAAACAATTTAGATCAGATACTAGGTCAAAATTTTACATCAGTATTTAATCCAGTACCTTATAATATAAATTTTGTACTTTCAATTTATGTAAAAAATGCTGAAGATGGTGCAAAAATAGTTGAGCAAATTATTCCTTATTTTGCTCCTGAATGGACTGATAAAATAAATCTACTACCAGGATTTCCACCTATTGATATTCCCATTACACTTCAAAGTGTAACTTTAAGAGATACTTTTGAAGGTCAATTAACAAGTCAAAGATATATTATTTGGTCATTAGGATTTACTATGCGTGGATATTTCTTTAAGAATATTCAAGTAGCTAAATTAATTAAACAAGCAACTGTAAATCTATTTTCAGATACAAATGCATTTAGACAAACACTTACATTAAACGCAAATAATAATGTGGGTAAAATTTTAGTTGGTGAACAAATATATCAGCAATCAAATACTGGATCAAATACTGGTATTGGTGTTGTAGTACAAGCAAATAATACAACATTATATGTTGATATACAAAATGGTTATTTTACTCCTTCAAATACACAATACGTTGAAGGTGTTGTTTCAAAAGCCACAGCATTTATTACAGCAACAGCAAATACAAAGCAACCAGAAGTTACAATAGTAGTAGAACCCGGGTTAACTGCATTAGGCCAACCAACATCTAATAGCTCACTTTCTATACCATATACACAAATTAACCCAACAGATAATTTTGGATTTGTTACTGACATAAGTGAAATAGTATAATGGATGAAAAAAAATTAGCTAACATTTTTAATGTTGATGCATTTAGAGAAGAAGAAGAAAGAAAAGCCTTACAGGGTACTATATTAAATATAGATCCTGATGATCATGATTTAGATTATGTTCGCGATAAATTAAAAGGTGTAATTGATTCAGTTCAAATTTCATTAGATGAAATAGCTTCAATTGCTTCTTCATCTCAAAGTAATAAAGATTATGAAGCATTAGCTGCTGTAACAACAGCATTAGTAAATGCTGCAAAAGTAATGGCTGCTGCATCAATTAATAAAATAAAATTAAATCAAATTATTAATCAAAAGAAAACTGAAATTAATAGCGCAGGTGGTAATACTAATATTATCATGGTAGGGTCTACAACTGAATTACAAAAAATGCTTAAAGATCTTACAGCACAACAGAATGGAACTATAAATGTTACAGGATCAAATACTTACTGAAAAAGAATCTTACCTAGGTAATTCTAAACTTAAAAAGACTGGTGTAAAAACTGAATGGACAGTAGAACAGATTAAAGAATATATTCGTTGTCAATCTGATCCTGTTTATTTTATTAAAAAATATGTAAAGATTATTAACGTAGATAAAGGTTTAATTAACTTTGATCTTTATCCATTTCAAGAACGTATGGTACAGACGTTTGTTAGTGAACGTTTTACAATTTGTAAAATTCCTAGACAGAGCGGAAAGGCTATTCTGCTTACTGAACAAATACCGACTCCAAATGGTTGGACAACTATGGGTGATTTAAAAGTTGGTGATCAGGTTTTTGATATGTATGGTAATCCTTGTAATGTAACTTTTAAATCAGAAATTCATTATAAACCAACATATAGAGTTACATTTTCCGATAATACTCATATTGATTGTTGTGAAGATCATCTTTGGTATGGATGGGATTACCAACAATATCCTAATCCTCGAAATGAATTAAAAATATTTTCTACAAAACAAATTGCTAAAACAGGAGTAAAATTATACAATTCCAAGTTTGAAAATCGTTACGCTATTCCCGTTTGTGATCCTGTTCAATATAATAAAAAAGATCTTTTACTTGATCCTTATTTTCTTGGTGTATGGTTAGGTGATGGATCTAAAGATAATCCAATTATTACTATGCATAATAGTGATTATATCAATATGATAGATAACTTAGGAAATCCAGAACATAGCATTTATACTAATCCTAAATTTCCAAACACATATATGGTTTATATTAAGGGTGATAAATTTAATAAGTTAAAACAGTTAAATCTTTTATATAATAAACATATTCCAATTGAATATCTACAATCATCAGTACATGATAGATTAGAATTACTAAAAGGTTTAATGGATACTGATGGTACAATTCAAAAAGATACATGTTCTTATCAAATTACTTGCTCGGAAAAAAACATTACACTTTATGAAAATATAAAAGAGTTACTTGCATCTTTAGGTATTAAATTTACTGAATATCATTACACTAATACAGAATTTCCAGCAAACACATTAAAATTTTCTACCGATTTAAACTTATTTAAACTTAAACGTAAAAGTATAAATTATAGATCTCCTACTACTCAGAGACATAAAAAGAAATTTATTACTAAAGTAGAATTAATTAAAACTCAACCAACACAATGTATTACAGTAGATAGTAATACACATACATACCTTGTTTCTAAAAATTATACTGTTACCCACAATACTCAAACAGCCGCTGCTGTTATTCTCTGGTTAACATTATTTCATGACAATTATTCAGTAGCTGTTCTTGCTCATAAAATGTCTCAATCTCGAGAAATTCTTTCACGTTATCAAGTTGGTTATGAAAATTTACCAAAATGGTTACAGCAAGGTATTGATGGATGGAATAAAGGTGACGTTGTACTTGAAAATGGTTCAAGAGTTATAGCATCTG